TTTCATTGTCTACATCTTTTCTTTTTAATCTTAATTCTGTTATACCCGCTTCAAATACCTCAGGGAATGCCTTAATGTATGCTTCCCATAACACACTACCAACTACACCGTTTTTAATAATTTTTGCTGTGTTTGTCATTACCAATAGATCATAATCTCTGTAAGAATTAGAAATAACAGTAGCTGCATCTTGTCTAAACAAGTCTTTGTTAGACTGCCTTGTATCTATAGAACCTGTAGGTGTTATAGATACATTAGTTCTTACGTCTGCATTAGGAACAGCAACACCTTCAGCAGCATCACTTACTTGTCCTTGTGGTCTACTTAGATCTAACTCAATAGTTCCTTTGCTTTCATCGTATATACTCTGTACAATACTGGTCACTACACCTAAACGTTTTACTTTTGTAGGTGGAGAAATATATATAGGTGTTTTAAATCCTAGAGTAGCAATATCTATTTCGCTCTCAGTTCCAACAGGAATACTTCTACCACTAAAATTAATAGTATCTAAATTAACAACACTTAAACTGGTCCAATCTACATAATTATCTGTGGTTTGAATTTCTAAACTTGGATTAAACAGCATTAAAATCTGTTCCATAATTTGTAATTTTTGATCGGTGTTAGTAGTCCACATGTCAACATTTAAACTTAATGTGTATGGTGTTGGCATAAGTCTTTCTACGGTGTAATTTTTACCTTCTGTGTTAAGATATTCTTGTCCATTAGCATCATAAGCACGTTCACGTATGTTCAACTTATTAACATAGCTTGAATCAGCAAGCCTTGTTGTATCCATTTCTAGACCGGTTACATATACAGCCATTCTTGGCGCACTTGGTATTTTGTTTTCTGAATTGTCTCTTAATATATGACCCACTTGACGAGTTATGTCACCATACATGACTGGAACTTCAGTAAGGTTGCCATTTCCATCTTTGTAAGAAAAATTACTCATTAATCTTACAATTTGGGTAATGTAACGTCTTATTTGTCCATCATAAAAGTGTTGCATTAGTTATCTGCCTTAGGTCTAAGTGCTTGTGACAGACTTTGTCTTTCCTGCACATTTTCACCACCAATTTCATTAGTATTAGTATTATTAACAAATGTACCTTTTTGATGACTTCTTGTGTTTGTGTTTGTTAGCGTCATACGTACTGAATCTTCTTGTTTAACCCACCGTGTACCATCATATCTAAACAATCTATTTGGCATAAAATCTGTCCTTAGGAAAAAATCACCTTCTACACTACCTGTTGGAAAACTTAATCCATGACCAAATGCCTCACCATTTGCAGGTATTCCGTCACCGAGTAAATATCCTTGATAGCCTTCTCTATCAGGAGTTTGCATTACTCTGTCAGCAAGTTCATTTTGTGTACTTGCATCTAGTTCACTTGTATCAGTTGTAACAAGTTCAACTTCACCATTTTCGTCTGTTTTCAAACTAAAGAAATGACTAGTGTCATAACCCGATTTTGCAGCATCAGCTTCTGCTTGTTGTACTACTGCATTATTAATTTGCATTTCTTTTTCATAAGTTGATAATAGGTCCCTTAAAGTATTACCGCCAGGATTGTCTTCTTCTGCAGGTAAGTCTAGTATTTCTTTAAATTCTTGTGAATCAACTATTTGTTTTAATTTAATTCTATATAAATGTGGATACCAAGTAGGTGAAAATCCTTCTGCTGCTCTGTTTACATCCTCTACCACATAGTATCTTTTTAGAGCCACAGTGTAATCATTAAGTGCATGCTCGTCTTTAAGGTGAGGTAGTTCAATTACATCACCGGGCATAATTTTTCTACCTAAAGTTTTGACACTTGAATTAATATGTATAGTCATAAACAGTGTATCATTACTTAAAAACAATCCAAATTGACTCATATTAAAGTCAATATCTTGCACATTATAGATACCGCGCATATTGTAGATATCTGGATCGTACTTGCGATCTCTGTTTTCCATAAACAGCATGTCTTGTATATTAGTTTCTTTTACAGCATCATAACGGGGCTGATCCGCTGTAGCATCTGCTTCATCAGGATTTTTTGGACCTAGATACTTGTGTACAAAGATGTCTGTGCCGCCCACAGTAAACATTTCATAGATACGCTTGTCTATGAATTCGTAATCTTTGCCTTTCTCTGGTTTGTATAAAGATAATCTTGGCATATACATATTTAGCGTAAGATAAATACTTGTGGAGAACTTTTCGTATGGCAACCTTAAAAACCAAGAAACAAGAAATATTTGACTATGTATACAACATGTTAGGTGGTGGCATGGTTGATGTTGAACTTGATCCTGTTCATTATGAGACAGCATTATCAAAAGCACTAACAAAATTTCGTCAAAGGTCGGACAATTCAGTGGAAGAAAGCTATTTCTTTATGCCTACTGTAATCGATCAAAATGAATACACACTACCAAATGAAATAGTAGAAGTAAGAAGAATATTCCGTAGATCAATTGGTTCACGTTCAGGAGGAGGTGACGGCGGAACTTTATTTGAACCGTTTAACCTAGCCTATACAAACACATATTTGTTGGCAAGTTCTAACATGGGCGGACTTGCTACATATGATTTCTTTTCACAATATCAAGAGCTTGTGGGTAGAATGTTTGGCTCATTTATTGAATTTAAATGGAATACAGCAAATAAAAAATTAACTATCCTACAGCGTTCTCGTACAGAAGAAACACTGTTACTGCTGTGCTATAATTATCGTCCAGATGAACAGTTATTTGATGATTATCTTGCCAAACAGTGGATCAAAGATTATACAGTTGCTACTTGCAAATATATGCTTGGAGAAGCACGTAGTAAATTTGCTACTATTGCTGGACCACAAGGCGGCGGACAATTGAATGGTGATGCACTCAAAGCAGAAGCAGCATCAGAAATGGAAAAACTAGAGCAAGAAGTTAGCACTTCTATACCAGGTGGTGTTGGCTACGGATTTACTATAGGATAATGTCAGAGTTTAGCCACAAAGAAGCCCATAGGCTTTTTTGGATGGTTAAAGGACACTTTAGTGCAAGCGAACAAACAATACTAGAATCAGCACCTGGATACTTCAAACGTATGTGGAATAATAACGAAGCATATCTACACGAAGAAGGTTTTGAACAAGCCTACCAAAAACTACTTGACAAAAGCAAATAAATCTTATATACTTTATATTATTTGAAGGATTTATTATGATTATAGGTATTTGTGGTTTAATTGGTTCGGGCAAAGGAACTGTTGCAGACATGCTTGTCCAAGAGTATGGCTATACTAAGATTTCATTTGCTGACAAACTAAAAGATGGTGTTGCAGAAGTATTTGGTTGGGATAGGCAAATGCTAGAAGGCGATACAGATGAAAGCAGAGCTTGGCGTGAACAAAAAGATGATTTTTGGTCACAGGAAACCGGAAGAATTATAAGTCCAAGATTGGTACTACAAGAGTTTGGTACAGATTGTATGCGCAATGGATTTGATGATGGTATATGGGTAAGTCTTGTGAAGAAAACTATTGTTCAAAATCCTGGCGTAAATTTTGTTATTCCAGATGTGCGTTTCGAAAATGAAGCGAATATGATCAAAAGTATCTATGGTGAAGTTTGGCGTGTGCGTAGAGGTCCTGATCCTGTGTGGTTCCGTATGTATCAAGATATTGGTGTAGAACCCAAAGACGTACATAAATCTGAATGGGCTTGGGCAAACGTACTATTCAACCATGTGATTGATAATGGCGGAACATTTGACATGCTTAAAAGTCAGGTAAAAGATCGCCTTGCCGCCAGCGAACTCCTTGCTTCTGCATAATACGTTGGCAATTAGCACAAATTGTTTTTAAATTATTAGGCCTACAGTTCTGTAAACTGCCGTCAATATGGTAAACATTAAATTGTTCTGTGTGTTTGCTTTTATAACCACATTTTTCACAATAGGATAATTTTACATAGCCTCTTTGTTTCCATAAGGGCACACCATGATTAATGCCGTTGCGTAAGCACCGTTCACATAGTTTTCTATAGTATATCCTTTTGCCCTTTTTATAATTTACAGCACAAGGTCGTTGTCCGCATTGGCATAATGGTCTCATACTGTATTTAGCTCACCTTTTTGGTCCCTTTTTAACCTGTTTTCAACTAGTGTTTTCTGTTTTTCTTGCTAAATAATATTAACAAACATATGTCCACAATAGGAGAATTATAATGGCACTTACATCACCAGGCGTACAGGTCAGCGTAATAGACGAAAGTTTTTATACCCCAGCTGAACCAGGTACTACACCAATGATTTTTGTCGCAACTGCGGCTAACAAAACAAATGCAGCAGGCACTGGTACAGCACCAGGCACACTAGCGGCAAATGCAGGAACACCATACTTGCTTACATCTCAAAGAGATCTAGCAGACACATTTGGTGATCCAATTTTCAAAACAGATTCAAACAACAATCCAATTCATGGCGGCGAGCTGAATGAATATGGATTGCAAGCGGCTTACTCATATTTAGGAGTAGCAAACAGAGCTTGGGTAGTAAGAGCAAATGTTGATCTAGGAGAGTTAGAACCAACTTCAACTGCTCCTGCAGCTAATCCTGCAGATGGTACTTATTGGTTAGACACAGCAAACACTCTATGGGGTATCCAAGAATGGAACGGAGCATCTGTGTTAAATAGTGGACAAAATTTTACCAATAAAGCACCTATTGTTATTACTGACAATACAGAATTGTCAAACACAGGTAATTTAGTTACAAATGGTTTTAGTGGAAACATTCCAAGCAGTGCTGTTGGCGAAGTAGGATCATATGCTGTTGTTGCAACTACAACATTAATTAGAATTTTCTACAGAAATACAGCTGGTACATGGGTATTGGTTGGTTCGGATGCATGGGCAAAAAGTTGGCCAACAATACAAGGTGGTGCAGCAAATCCAACCTTTGCAGGTACAGCAGCGATTACGATTAATGGTACAAGTGTAACGATTAACAGTTCAGATGTTGTAGGCGATGTTGCAAGCACAATCAATGGATTGTTAATTGCAGGTATTACTGCCGCAGCTGTTGACGGACGTTTAGAAATTTACAGTGACGGAACTGGTAGCGCATCAGAAGATTCTACATTAGGTGGCGAAATTGTCATCGGTGGAGACACTGATAGACTCGGCGAACTTGACATTGACGCAGGAACTTACTATCCACCTGCACTACAAGTTTCAAAACACACTAGTGTTCCTGAATGGAAAACAGCAGACACATATTCAAGACCAACTGGTAGTGTTTGGATGAAAACAACTACACCTAATCTTGGTGCTAGTTATTTTGTTAAAAAATGGAATAATTCAACAGAACTATGGGAAACTGTAGCAGCTCCATTGTATGACAGCAATGAATCAGCTATATACGAACTAGATAGATCAGGCGGCGGCGCTAATCTATCAGCTGGTGATTTATATGTAGAAACTAATGTAGCAGGAGACGCTCCTCCATTGGCAACATTTAAATTAAAGCGCAGAAGAAGTGCAGCTCCAACAGTTATTACAGGCAATAAAATTATTGCTGGTTCTATAAGTTCAGGAAGCCAATCTTTTACTGTACAAACTACTGACAACGGTTCTGCAAGTTTCGAAACTGCAAAAACAGTAAATGCAACTTACACAGGTGCAGTAGGTGACGCTGCATTACTTGCTGGTGCTATCAACAATGCAAACATAACAAATGTTACTGCAAGTGTTGACGCAACAAACAAAGTAAGCATTACTCACGCACTTGGTGGAGAAATTAAATTTGTTGACACAGACGGTGTATTAGCAGCGGCAGGATTTACTCCGTTTGTAGATGGTAACAACGGAACTCCAAATCTTTACTATGCACCAGGAACTTATGCAGGTACAAGATTTGACGAAGCAGGTACAACTGAAGATGATGTAACTGCAAATCCTACTGTTTTACAAGCAAGTCTTTGGAGTCCTGTAAATGATT